CAAAAGTCCTGGTCATCAGTCCGTTCAGCAAGACCATTCTTAGCCAAGTCCCAAAGTTGCCGCAGATCTGGCCGAATCTTTGGAATCCCGATCTCATCTTTAAAACAATCACCTGTCCCCTCAGTTACGGCGTCCAAGACCCCGACACCCAGCATTTTATGCGTCTGAAATGGACCGACAGTCTCGGACTCCTAGAGGACTTAAAGACTCAGATGGACAACACGGACTACGACGTGGTTCTGGTGGGTGCGGGAATTTACTCGCTACCGCTCGTGGCCCATGCCAAACAGAAGGGGAAGAAGGGGATACATCTGGGGGGAGGCACACAACTCTTCTTTGGCATTAGAGGAGGTCGGTGGGATGAGATGAAGGAGTTCCAGGCCTTCTTTAATGAACACTGGACACGTCCGGCGCTAGAGGAGAGGCCGGCCAATTTCCAGATGGTGGAACGGGGGTGCTATTGGTAATCCACAGGATTGCTACAATTTATATCCCGAGGCTAAGTAGAATGCCAAGCAGAATCACTAGGAAACGAACCGCCTCACAAACACGTGCGAATAAGAAACACGCCAATAATGTCGCAAGGGTATTAAAAAATAAGTTGACAAAACTTGTGAAGAAACAAGCCAAACGCAAAACAAGGAAACTAGCACAAAAGGAACGAAAACGCCGAGAGAGGAATCTATATTACGCGGAGCAGGCAGAGTTGGATAACGAAACAGCATTTAACGCCGCTGAAAATTACTATCCTGAAAATAATGAAGTAATCAGGAGTCTAATGGCCTCTCTTGGTGCCCCTGTTAGACCTAAGATATTGAACAACGGTAATTTTTATAATAGTTTGGAGAGAAGTCTCGGAATGAAGAGCCGAAAGCGTACTGGTAATCATACTCCGCAAGAACTACTTGTGCTTATGAAGATGAATGCGAAGAATGCTAAGAAACGTGGTATTGGGGAATAATACGTTTATAAGTATTTCTATCCATCATTCAACATTACACTATACCCATATATTGTAATGTTCAAATAGGGATGTTAAGTCTATCAGACCTAACAGAAGAACGAGTAGACCATCTATTTCATATTGACAAGGCAACACCCGTCACAGCTCCGGTATTTTTATTGATGGTGGGGCTTCCTGGTGTGGGGAAAAGTTCCGGTCATAGGGAGGCCATTGAACGTGGGTATGTTCCTAAACATAACTATGCTACAATTAATCTGGATACGCTAATTGAGTCTCTCAAGGTCTTTCGGGCCTCTTCGTCCATAGCCCATTTGCTGAAACAGAAGGATCCCGAATCCGTAAAATTCGGCACTATTACTGCCTATACCTCTAAAAAGAATGATTTTGGACTTTTCAAATGGTACGATAATATCAGCAAATCGTTAAAACCGGCTATGAGTCGCCGCTTAAGTAAGATTCGCAATCGTTTTACGTCCAAGACAGCAGAACAGCCCCACAATGTTCAGGAACTCGCGGATCTTGCCATTCAGAGAGCCATTGATAAATCCATTAATATTGTCTATGAAACCACACTATCTGCCACGAAGGCTGGGAAGGTAACAAAGATAGATGAACTTATGAAAAAGTTGGAGGGAACATCCTATAGGGTGATTCTTCTTCACATAATAGCTCCTATACCAGATGTGTCCACACGTATTACACATCGTCAAGAATATAAAACGCCCTATTTGAATGTGCCTTTTTACAGATTTATGACACCATCCCATACCGTTCTTGATTCAATTGATAAAGGGATCCGACGTGCTATAGAGGTGATTGTTGACACCTATCCCACGATTGAAATAGACACCTATGATGTTCCGATGAATGCGAGCAAACTTCCGAAGAAACGAAAGTTTAGCACCCGCAAACAATTACGCAAACTTTCTACTGTATTTGAGAGTCCCAAATCAACCTCAGGCTATTCCGCAAATAACAATAACAACAATAACAACAATAACAACAATAACAACAATAACAACAATAACAATAGCAATAACAATGACAATGAATAACTTCCCCTGTCAAATATAGAGGATGCCATATCAATTATACAATAATATTGGAAAAGGGTTCGGATCTGCGAAAACAAGTGTCTATGACTTTACGGCAAATTCGTCCAGTTATGGGATTGGTTCTAATACAGGGTCCATTCTGGTCTATGTGGCAACTATAGGAATCATTCTGACCATCATTCTGTTGCTCATTCATTATACCCTCTATCCCATCTTTTCTCTTCAGCCCGGCGACCCAGGGATTATTACTATTCCAGGATTCACCGACAACCAGGCCTTCTGGAAACCAACCGGCTCCATCACCACCTTCACAGATTTGTCCGATATAGCCACGAAAGTCCAGATGAATACCTATAATTATTCCTTCACTCTTGATATTTCCATTCAGGACCCCTATATCAGTCTGAACAAGGGCTACAGTGTCATTTTCAGTCGTGGAGGCACGGTGAATCCCAGTCCACAGGCTAATTCCTCCATCAAGGGCTCTATAAATAACTATAATGTGGCCATTGCCCTTGCCCCGGGCAACACGGACTTGGTTGTGTCCGTGTTGAATAGTGACGGAAATCCTGACAACATTCTCATTCCCAATGTTCCTATCCAGACCCCCTTCCGAGTCGGCGTGGTCATTATGAGTACGGTCTTTGAGGTCTACTTGAATGGGAAACTCGTCAGCACCCGTAAACTAACATCGGGTGCCACGGGGAATTATACGGGTCCTTTTCGTGCCCCTGTTGGACCGGTGGCGAGAGCTGTGCGGGTCGGCAATCTCCTTGTATGGAACCGTGTGGCCAGTCCTGGCAATATTCGCTATGCCAAACCCCCTCTTATGTCCCCCATAGACAAGGATGCCGTTTCATCGGGGGGCTCTTGTGAATCGGGGAACGTATTTAGCGATAGTACATCCTTTATAGATACCTTGTCTAAGAACGCAAATGATATTACAACCTCTGCTACGGCCACCCTGGGGTCCACGGCGACAGCGGCATCGGACGCTGTCTCTGATTTCTCCGAATAGTAAGTATGGAATTATAGCACTAATCTGTAGGGATTATGGAAGGCAGTACCTTACTTTTATATACAGGTATAGGATTTGCCCTTCTATTTTTGATATATTTGATTATTCTCTATTTTTACGGCAAAAAGGGACCGAGGGATCTTGCCCCCGAGGCAGTAAAACTGAATGTCACTAAGAATCTGCTGGCATCCAGTGAGGCTGCTGCGTTTATATCAGGACCCGGTGGGACTCTGTCGGGCCTTTTTACAGTGGATCTCGGGAATCGTACGGCAAGCATGAATATGTCCTCTTTTTCCACGCTGTTTGGCATTCAGAACGGCGTGGAATTTCAGCTGGCCCCTGCTAAAGAAAAGGAAGGTACGGCACGTCTTATGATCGCCACGGCAAAGGGGCCTGAAATCGTGGACCTTCCTCCCTTTCCGCTCCAACGATGTACGTTCTTGAGCATTCTGAGGGACGGCCGACGCTTTGATGTCATGTATGACAATCAGATTGTGGCCAGTCATCGCCTGGAGCACTATCCGGCCTCTGTTACAAGTCCCATTTCGGTAGGAGGACCCAATTTTATCGGGTCCGTAGTTCATGTTCTTGTGGCGAATACTCGGTTGTCACCACAAGAAGTCGCAGTTATGAGGGCTACTTATACGGATACAACAGGATGTGTGCCTCCTTCGAGTCCGTTCCCCTATACCTTTTCGCTCCCCGATTTCAGGTCCTTTTGTATTCCCGGGTTTCCGTGTGACCCCGCGACCACTCCACCGGCCAATACTATGAAGACATGGTCATCTCTCTATAATTAATTCACCGGTCTTTACAGAGATGGCTTTGGCAAATACAATTATCACGATAATTATTGTGATTGTGGGCCTAGTAGGGCTGTATTATCTATATAATTATCTCTTTAGCGGCCCTGCTCCTGCCTCAGTCATTATAGGGAAGCAGCAGTCGGCAAAGTTGGACCCTTCGGCGCCGATTGTGGTTCCGAGCGCTTCCCTGCCGCCCCTGTATAGTGGCGGGGAGTTCAGTGTAAGTACCTGGATTTACGTGAATGATTGGTCCTATCGCAATGGCTACAATAAGGCGATTCTATCCATTGGCGGACCGACCATTGATACCCTACGGGTCTATTTGGGGGCCCAGAAGCCTACGCTCAAGATTCGGGTGAATACCAGCCAAGGCTCTAGTGGTACGAAGTTGGCCAATAAGAATGCGAAGGAGGGACTCTATACGAGTCTTCAGACGGATTCGGGCATGCTAGATTCTACGGCGAACTGCGATATCCCCAATGTAGAATTTCAGCGATGGGTGTGTATTGTGGTGGCCATTAATGGAAAGACCTGTGATGTCTATATGGATGGTAAGTTGGCCCGTTCTTGTGTTCTGGAGAACTACTATAATGTGGATTCGGCGTATGCCTTGACGGTGGGTGAGGCAGGGGGCTTCGGCGGCAACATTACTACGACGCAGATGTATGGCTATGCCTTGAGTCCGGATCTCGTATATCATAACTATATGGCGGGTCCTATGCCAATTACTAATTTTATTGGATATTTAGCGTCCTTTTTCCAGCCTACAGTCTAGGTCTAATATCATACATATCATACATACATTTCTTGAATTAGTATTACTCATTCAAGAAACATATAGTTAGATTATTTCAACACAAACTATAGAGGAATCCCATGGACTTTGGTATGGGAAATAGTACAATAGCAAATGCCAGTTCTAATCTGAGTTCTAACCCTGTTGTTCTTCAATTGGTAATTGCCACTGTCGCAGTGGTGGTTGTATATGTGGGTCTTGGCTCCTTAGAGGGATTTCAGGGCTTTATCAAGCGTCTTCAAATGGCCAGAACAGAACTCCTGCCCATCACCTATAATATGACGAACAAGACCTTCCAGATTACGCAGAATCCCAATATTAAGGGTTCCAATCCGGTCAATCCCTCCAACAATGCCATGACGGGGACGGAATTCAGTTATTCCTTTTTCTTGATGGTGGCACCCGGCTCGTTCAAGGGGGACGCGGGGCTCACCCACATCTTCCACAAGGGAAGCCCTCAAGAGTTTCCTTTGTTGGGCCCCGGTGTCTTTATGGCCGCCAATACCAATACGCTCATGGTCTACATGAACTCCTATGATAAGTTCAATAACTGTGCGAAGGTGGAGAACATTCCTGTGGGGAAATGGGTCCATGTGACCATCACCTGCGAGTCTTCGGAACTCTTGGTCTATATCAATGGAAACATCAAGACGAGGCTGCCCTTTGAGAAGACGCCCCCCTATCAGAATTACGGCGACATCTATGCCTTCTCCCAGCGTATGATTACCTTGAGGGGGAGCCAGATTCCTGCCATTGGGGGTACCCAGGATGTCTTCAATGTGATGGGATGTGCGGGAGGTATGTTGAGTCGTCTGTACTACTTCAATTATGCCCTGTCCTATTCCGAAATCACCTCGCTCATGAATGAGGGGCCTTCTTCAACCATTGATGGGACACAGGGGGGCATGCCGGCACCCTATTTGAGGGATAACTGGTGGACGGCCGACTTTGCCACATAAGTTAGCGCGCGGCGCTAACTTATAGAGAAAGATGAGGTATCGGACGCAAAGCGTCCGATACAATATCGCATTGCGAGTGCCGTCATTTGATTATTGCTAAGCAATAATCATCCGCACACGGTTATTATACAATATATCCCATAACATCCCTATGCGCTTTTGATAGACTATTAAATAGCCCATCAAAATAGTGTAATGCCATCCCCCCATATTTGAGATATAACTGGTGGATAGTTGAGTTCACTACGTAGGCTACTGTATATTACTATATATTTTTATATCTTGACAAAAATTGGCAATATATAAATTTGATGACTGTAAAGAAACACTCAAATTATTAGATTATAAATGGGATACATTTATCTTATCACCAATACTGTGAATAATAAACGATATGTCGGTCAAACACTATGTGAAGATATTGAAACAAGATGGAAACAGCATAAAATACATAAACCAAGATCAGTTGGAAGATATATATATAATGCTTATAAAAAATACGGTATAGATAAGTTTA